ATGTAACCTGGCTTCTATTGCTCTCCCCAAGTACGTGGACAAGGAAACGAAGACCTTCAACCACGCGAAACTCCACGAGGTCACTAAGACCGTCACGAAAAATCTCAACCGCGTCATCGACCGTAACTTCTACCCAGTGGAGACTGCGAGGCGTTCCAACATGAAGCATCGCCCCATTGGTTTGGGTGTCCAGGGTCTTGCCGATGTATTCATCCTATGTGGACTTCCATTCGACTGTGAGGAGTCACGCACCATGAACGCACAAATTTTCGAGACTATGTACCACGCAGCCCTTGAAGCGAGCTCGGAGCTGGCTGAGGTGGATGGGTCTTACGAGAGTTTTGAGGGGTCTCCCGCGTCCCAAGGTGTACTTCAACCCGACATGTGGGAAGGTGAAGCGAAGTTCAGTGGTCGGTACGATTGGGACGCGATGCGTGAACGTGTCAAGACCAAGGGTCTCAGGAACAGTCTTCTCATGGCTCCCATGCCCACTGCTTCCACGGCTCAGATCTTGGGTAACAACGAATGCTTCGAACCCTATACGACAAACATCTACCTCCGACGCACACTCGCTGGTGAGTTTGTTGTGGTGAACAAACACCTCGTCAATGACCTGAAAAGGGTTGGTCTCTGGTCTAAGGAGATGAAGGATCTCATGGTGAAGGCTGGTGGTTCCATCCAGAACATCTTGGACATCCCAGACGATATCAAGAATCTCTACAAAACTGTATGGGAAATCAGTCAGAAGTGTATCATCGATATGGCGGCTGACCGTGGGCGGTTCATTGACCAGTCTCAATCTATGAATCTTTTCGTGGAGAGTCCCACGATGTCGAAGCTCTCCTCGATGCACATGTACGCGTGGAAGGCTGGTCTCAAGACTGGCATGTACTACCTGAGATCCAAAGCCAAATCTCGACCAATCCAGTTCAGTCTAGAGCCTGATTGTGTAGCCTGTTCAGCTTAAAGTTTAGATGGGTAGATTAGAAAGAAGAAGACATGGAAAAAGCGATCGAAAACCTTCAGATCAACAAATATAACAATCGTAAAATTGTCATCACGACCAAACAGGGAACGCCGTTTCGTGTACAGTTTCCTCGCATGTATATGCCCTTTGGTGTTTCCGGGTTCACACCTGAAGTGGGTCCCACCAAGTATAACATTGATTTCGCTGTGAAAGGGTATGACGAAGATGATAGTTATATGAAGAGTTTTTATGAGTCTTTGCGTAAATTGGAAAATATGATTATCGATTCCGTCGTAGAACAGAGTGTCGAGATTTTTGGTAAATCCATGACAAAGGATGAACTCTTACCGATGTTTAATTCCAATCTCAAAATGTCGACTGACCGCGAACCAAAGTTTCGTGTTAAAGTGGACACAGACATGGAAGATACCATGAAGGCTTCAGTGTATAATTCAGACAAGAATCCAATCAAGGATTTTGTATCAAACGGTCTCTATGCAAGGAATTCTGGACACGCTATCGTTGAACTCAATAGCGTTTATTTCTTGAATAGGATGTTTGGTTGTACATGGAAATTATATCAGCTCGTCGTCTACGAGCCACAAAATCTCAAGGGGTTTCAGTTTGTTGTTTAAGCCACGGGTAACATAGGAAGGCGCTGACCCTTGGCGTTCAACCTGAAGTTACCACCTTTGGGACCCACCATCACGGGCGCGCCAGCCTGTGTACCTACCGCCATCGCACCCATCTTGTTCGCAACCTTAGCCTGAGCCTGGTTCAGTTTCGCGGTTCCGAAGGAGATCGCGTTCTTGGTCATCTGGTTCGCCTTCGCGCGACCGGCAGCGACCGCCTGATTCTTCGCAGCCATCGCCGCACCCTTGAGCTCAGCCGTCGCCTCCTTCGCGAGGTTCTTCGCAATACCCTTCGCCTGCTTCGCGGCACCCTTCGCCGCACTCTTCAAAGCCATCTTAGCAAATGCAGCAGCCATTGTTGTTTATATATAGTGAGTATTTTTTTTTATCCCGGTGGAGCCATGTTGGGGGGCTGGTTTCCAATCTGAGATACCACATTGGTTCCCATCTGGTTCAAAAACGCGGGTGTTGGTTTGTAGTTGCGACCACTGGACGTGTTCACGTATGTCCCACCATTCGCACCCTGCATGATGCGTCGACCTTGGGTGTCGAGGTAGTTGGTGGGAACATTCGCGTTGAACTGGAGACCCCTCGCGATGGCAACCTGCTTCGCCTTCTCGAGAGCCTGCGCCTGCGCCTGCTGCACCATAGCGAGAGCCTGTTCGTGAGCTTTTTGCGCCATGGCATATCCCTGAGACTGAGCCTGCTCCGCGAGAGATTTACCACGGGCTCTACCCATCGCGGAATTACCATTCCTGGCATTATTGTTCACGTTGTTCTTCCTTCTCCCATTGTTGTTCACTGGTGCGTTGTTGGTCCGGGCGACATTATTAGGTACTTGGCCCTGATTATTGGAAGCCATTATTACTTTTTGCCAATATTTTTATTCATCATTAAAATTCTATATATCGTCTGAGCTTCCTTGAGTAATTTACCTTGTATTCTCGTAAATTCCTTTGGGTCTAATCCTTGTCTAATTTTAGCAATTTTCACAGCATCTTCCCAACGCTTGAGAGACATTCTTACTCTATAGTTACAAAATTTTACTGCATCTTAGCAATCTTCTTCTCGTACTCCGCAGTACCAGCCTTGGGTTGAAGCTTGAACCCAGTCTTCTTGGGCTTGAACACCTTCACCATAGCCTTCTTACCTTCCTTCTTCATCCGCTTGAGAGCAGCAGCATGAGCCGCCTTACTCTTGATGCGTCCATCCTTACCCATCATCAGGTCCTTCTTCGCGAGACCACCAGCAGTTTTTTCAGCAGTGCCATGGAAAACTTCAGCGCGGGTACCGACAGTCATTTATCTTATGCTTTGAAAATTTTTTTGATGTCCAAAATCGAAATCTTATCAGATGTCCTGTTCACCGGGATTTGTTTCTCGATTCGTTCATCGTTGAGTACTTTGGAACATACGATTGATTTATGACCCTGGAGTGCCATCATTTCCTGCTCCACACTGACAAAACGCGCACACTCCTTGTAGACCAATTTTTTCACGTAGACTGGTTGGGTCTGACCCGTCCTGTGACTCCTCCCAATCGCCTGGAGTTCGGTGGCTGGATTCCACGAGGGTGCTGTGATGTAGACCCGCGTCGCCTCTTGGAGGTTGAGACCTTGTCCACCACTCTTAATCTGAATGATGAATACCGCACCTGGCTCAGCTTTCTTGAAACCCTCAATCTGTTTAACGCGTTCATCCTTGGGAACTGAACCATCGATGCGAAAAACAGGTCTATCAAGATTCTTCTGAATGTGGTTCATCTCACCGCGGAACTGACAGAAAATCAGTGATTTTTCAGAAGGATGACCCTCAATCATTGCAAAAAGGGTCTCCATCTTTTTGGAACCTCCCACCCACTTCTCCGCTTGTGTCCCAGTCTTTTTCGCAATCCCGTCAAGGTACATCTGTGGCCAAATCATCGCCTGTCGCGCACGGAGAAGGCATTCCAAGATAACCATATTCTTGGCATTCAGACTCTGAGCGTTTCTGAACGCGTCTTGGATCGTATCCTGTGCCTCAAGGAACACAAGTTCATACAATTGCTTCTCGTCTGGGTACATATCAAGTTCCACATTCTCGAAGTGACAGGGGGGGAGACGAAGACGTTCACTGATCTGTGACAGGTCTTCCTTGGTGCGTCGAAGGATGTAGATATCCTTGATCTTGTTGGTCATTCCCTGTACAACCACCTTCGAGAGACCCAGAAACGTGCAAAGAGACACGAAATCCTCCATGGAGTTGAAAACTGGTGTACCAGTCACAATCCACTTGATTTGGGTTTGAAGACGACACACACTCTTGAAGAGCTTTGACTTCTTGTTACGAATTTCATGGGCTTCATCAAGAATGACTCGATCCCATTGTACCATATGAAGAGGAGTCCTGGTATCTGTAGACTTACCCTTCGACGTCAATAATGTGTACGGTGCAATGGTGACGTCAGCCTCTCTGATTTTCCGCTCTGGACCATCAAAGATGTTGATGGTCAAGTTGGGTGCAAATCGTTTGATTTCTTCCGCCCATTGGGTGATGATCGACTTCGGAACGACGACGAGGGTGCGAGGTTTTGGGTTTCCAAGAATGGTAGCCACGAGCTGTATGGTTTTGCCCATACCCATATCATCGCAAAGGAATCCACCCTTGGGTCCAGAGGTTTGGTTTTCCATCGTCAACAGAAATAACACACCTTCACGTTGATAGGGGGCAAAGAGACGCCCGTTGAGGGTATTCTTCGCACGGTTGTATTGTTCTTCAATCGTCATTATAGAAGTCTTCGTCGGGGAGTACAGTGACTTCACAGATAACTGGTTCGGGTTCTTTTTTCTTGCGAGTCTTCTTCAACTTAGGTTTTGGAAGTTCATCCAAGTGTTCCCGATAGTACACAACCTTATCCCAAAATTCTTTCATTATGGGAAAGTATTTCTTCCACCATTCACGATCTCTCTTAACATTTACAACATCAAATTCCTCCGGACGCGGCCAGTTGGTTTCAGCTGGCTTGTATTGAATGAAATCTGCTTCCTCTAGGTCTAAAATCTCCATGCAGAGCTGAAGTTGGGGCATGTAGTGTTCAGGCACCTCCCCAGGTACAATCTGTCGAAGTGGGGGACACTTAATCTCTATGAGCTTACCAGACTCACTCACACCATCGGGACTTCCTCCCAACCAAGTATGTTCTGGGTGAGGACAAAGTCCCAATTCATGGACTACTTCACCATATCTCTGTTCATATAAAATACGAGCCTCATCTTCGTATTTCTCGCCGTGTTTTGTGGCTGCGTTCCCAGTGAATTTCTCACCCAATCCACACTTCTTTAAGAGTAGACCTTCGGGTGTTTCATATTTGTTCACGCCAATCGCTGATGCCGCATCTGACGCAGTTAGCATGTTCCCACGGAGGGCAAGCCATTCTTCGGATTTCTGTGCTGCGTACTCCCTCTCAAGAAGAGCCTTGACGTTTGGGTGCATCTTATATTAAGAAGGGGTGTAACTTTTAAGCCGCTCAAAGAAAAATCTAGCTGCATTCTGTTCAGCCTGTTTTTTACTTTTCGCAGTTCCTCTACTCACAAATTGATTATTAACATAAATGTCGATATAGAAAATACCTTCATGATGTCCCGCTACCCGATATTCAGGGAGTTGCAAGTTATTCACTTGACAATATCGCATGAGATGATCCTTAAAGTTGTCATCGATCATGATCAAATTCATATCGATATATTTGGGATCGTTGTATATTCTGAGAACAAACTCTTTCGCATGAAGAAGCCCAATATCCATATAGATGGCTCCAATGAGGGCTTCGAAGACATCCTCTAAAATCTTGGGATTGTTATTCCATCCATTACGCATCCCCTTCTCATCCATGATCACAAGTTTTTCGAGACCAAGTAATTTAGCTATTTTCGCGAGTGTTTCACCACGAACTAACTTTGTACGAGCTTTCGTGAGGAAACCTTCTTGACGACTTTCATATTTATCGAATAAGAATTTAGTGATTACAAAACCCAATACAGAGTCACCAATAAATTCCAGTGTTTCAAACGATTCCGTGAATTGTTCATACTCTTTGAGAGCGGATTTATGTGTAAATGCCTTTTGGTACAAATCAAGGTTTTTGATCTTTGTACCAACAAGTTTTTCGATACACGCCTTATCAGCGAGCACGACCATGATGTTTATTATAGGTATGTTTTTATTTTTTAAGCCTCCTTCTTAATGTAGTGAGGAGAGAGGTACTTCTGCAGGTTAAGGTACGTCACAACAACATCCGCGGGGGGTGCGAGTAGGTCGCGAAGCTTATCGTCGAGAATAATCTGGCGACCGTTCTCGGGGTGCTTAAGACCCTTGTCGATGATGTACTTGTTCACAAACTTGGTCACTTCCGAGCGCGAAATCAGCTCATCTACGGGAAGCCCAAGGAACTCACGCAACTTAGGCGTCACATCCTGCTTACGGTTGAAACCGTTGTTGGCGGCGCGCGCCTTAGCCTTCTCGCCGTCGGGATCTTCCTGGGTGTTCTTGATCTTACGGACGAGCTTCGTGAGAGTCTTCACCTCGGCGCGGAGAGCAATGAGTTCGGACTGAATGGTTTCGAGAGACATTATATCTTTCTTACATCAATAATCTTTAAGTCACAATAACAAGAGGAATATACACAGTAAAATTACCGTCAAATATATAAGGACTTTCATACCAAAACTGAGTTCATTCCCATTTTTCTTAGTTCGGGGTGGTGGTACCGGACGCTTGATTATTCTGAATGGTTGACTGGGGTATTTACCAGGACATCCACCAGCACAGCAACCAGATGGACACGGGATCACATCGGGACCCCGTCTCACACCACAGAATTGTTCCTTCTTGGGATTTTTCACGTCGTCATACGCGTAACACCTACATTCGTCGATAACGTTACAGATCATATTATTATATCACGATATATTAATGGATGAAAAAAGTTATTCGAAGGTTGCCATCGATAAGTTCATGAACGAAAATTTATTTTTCAAAGATGAAAAATTAAAGAAATATTTCGACAGGAACGAACAGAGGGACTTAACTAAATTTAGATCTCGTGTTCACCAAAAGTTTTCTAATAACGATTTCGAAAAAATCATGTACGTCTTGGTGACAGATTCCATTCGCGATATAATACTCGATACGATAGGTGAAATCACAGAAAAATTCAAAGCATCAGGTGATCTTATCGTGAGTGGTGGTGAAGCATTCAACTTATATGTTGATTTTAATGACCGAATCATCACGAGTGACATAGACGCAAAATTCGTCCCCCGTATTCGAGCAGATACCAAGTATTTCGGTAAGCTCCAAGCACTTAAATTGCTACTGTGGGACGAACTCGGTAAACAGGCGAAAAAACTAAACACACGAGTCAAAAATCGTTTGAATTCGATGCGTTCTAAATATCCAAAGGTGTTCAAATTCTTAGGTATCGGTTTCAAGAATTCCGGTCCATACGTAACCAGGAGATATACACTCATCAAAAAGAAGAAAACGAGCGACACAAATAGTCCAGGAAAGGGTGACGTTTTCATCGATGTCGAATTATTCGCATTGGACCTGAATATTAGGTTTTTCTCACCTGAGAGTGGTAGAATTACTGATAACACCATAGGTGGTATACTCGACATTCCATTCATGAGACCTAAAGAGTTTGGATATGAAGTTGCTCAAACTAAACTCAGGGGGATCGTGTACCGAAACGCACTTTCTGGTAAAATCACAAATAATCAGAAAATATACATCGCGAGTAGAGAGTTCCTGATCGAAGACATTTATCTAATGCATAAACTCAAACTTCGCCCAGAGAAAAAGGAAAAAGATAGGCGTCGCCTCGTAAAACTCAGTCAGCTTTTTAACAAAAATATCACAGCAAGCGAATCGATAGATGATGTATACAAAAAGGTTAGGGGTAAATTGAATCTAAAGACATCTAAATCGAGGAATGCAACTGGGAATGTAAGTGTCAGTAAAGCGAGGAAGGTGAACCCAAATAATTACAGAAAGTACACGACCGAACCATCCAAAGAACGCATTTCTAAACAAATCGTACATGGATTGAAGCCATTGATAAATAACACTAAAGCAGAAGGTTACGAAAATTCTCACGGAAACAAGAGATTCAACTTGAAGAAACTCAAGTGGGTAAAGGAGTCAAACAAGGCGTACGTGAAAAACGAAGTTCCACTCAGACCGAAGCAGGCGATGAATATACCCAAAAACATAAACACTAGTAAGACACTGTATGGTTACAACCCAAACCGGGATAAGTGGATAAATAAAGACATTTTAAACGCAGCGGCGGCTATACCATTTATTGGTTTAAAGAATTGATGAGTAAACCTACTATAATGTTTTACAGTTCCCCAGCCAAGGGTGACGATGGTCTCTATTCCGTGAAGGCTTCCAATGACGACAAGACTAAATGCCTTGTTCAATTGAACGATGTCACGGTAACAGAAGTTTCAGGCGAGTTAGTTTTCGACGTCACCTCGGAGGAGAAGATTACGGAGGTCGAATCCATGAACCTCGTAGCCGCACAAGATAACTGTGAAGAATGGTTCGGTAAGAAACTTTCCAAGGTTGTTCTTGATGCCGCGTACCAGAGCGTCCTGTCCAATGGGCAGATGTCGGCTGACATCATCACCGAACCCAAGGTTCTTGTCTTCAACAAGAACCAGGAACCCCTCGACTTTGAAATTGTTCAGCCGGGTAAGAAGTGTGACCTCCTACTGGAATTCGCCGGTATCTGGTTCGCGAAGAAGGCTTTCGGTGGAAACTGGAATGTTGTCCAGATTAGGGTTCATGAGGATCCAGTCGTGGAAGATCCTATCAGCGATGTTTACCCAGAACAATATGCATTTGTGGATGACGTCGAAACTGAACAATAAAAAAAAATTTGTTACTAATATATAAACTATGATGAAGGGTCGCACTCAGCAAATCCTGATGATCGCCGCCGTCGCTGTTGTGGTCTACCTTTTGTTTGCCATGAACGGTCGCTCCAATTATTCCATCAAAGAGAAGGAGTACAGTGTGTTTGGTACAGCTCCCTCTACTGGTCCATCCACCGCGGCTGCTGGTATGAAGAAGGGTACCGGGCTCGCCTCCTCCCTCCTCCCCCGTGAAGTTGCGTCCAAGGAGGACTTTGGTCAGTTTGCCCCAGAGGAAGTCCTCAAGGGACAGAACTTCCTCGAGCCCCGTAAGCAGATCGGTTACCCCGAGACCATCGGTGGTGCCCTCCGCAACGCCAACCAGCAGATCCGCAAGGATCCTCCCAACCCCAAGGCGCCTTTCGTCTGGAACAATTCCACCATTGTCGCTGATACCATGCAGCGTGGTTTGTGTGCTTAAAGATTAGGTTTTAGTAATAGTAAATAATGACTTCTGTTTCAAATGAACTGTCTGAGAGTGTTTCTAAGCTCGTAGATCTCACCAAACAACTCTCTGAAGCTAAATCCGATATTAAGGTTCTTAACCAAGAAGAAAAGCGATTGAAAGAAAGGGTCAAACAACATATGGTTTCCCAGGGTATTGATACGATTAACCTCAGGAAGGGTAAGATCAGCATTCGTAAAAGTGTCAGGAAAGCCGGTATGAACAAGGATGCCATTAAAGAGGGTCTGATGACCTTTTTTGGTGGGGATGAGACTAAAGTCGAAGGAGCCCTAAATGCCATTAAGGATGGACTTAAAACGAAAGAGTCTACCTCTCTTTCGCTAACTGGTATAAAGGATAAACCCGAGAAAGAGAATAAGTAAAGCACGATGGTCTGGAGCCAATACGTTGACGAAGCGACTATCGGGTTTGATGCCGACGTCAGTGATGACGATGAATATAACGAACACACTCCTCTGAATATCGAAGACTGGGAAGTCGAATACTCAGATGAACTGCATAGTATGTGGAACGCGGTACTGAACCTACTGTATGATTCTCACATTGAACATTCCGGTAAATTTTGTGACTTTGTCGAATTTTGTTATATCGATCACGATGATTTGGATGATGAAGGTGTTACGTATGAATATGAAGATGAGATGTATAATATCTGGGTAAACATCCGACGCATCGTCAACCAAAATGGTCTCCATGAAGAAATGATGCGAGGTGCAACGTTTTACCACTTCCTCGATTTCACGAAAAAATATATGCACCTATATTAAATGCTCCCCGATATCACGACACGGAAAGTTGCTATACCAGCGGCTCTTTTTCTCGCGCTGAGCCCCGGTCTTCTTCTCAAGACCGACGGCTCAAAAATCACGTATATGAACCAAACTACAGACCAAATGTCCGTATTCTTCCACGCACTCGTGTTCTTCCTGGTATACAGTCTAGTCGCGAAGGCGTTGGGTCTCGTCCTCACACAGACGGATCTCATCGTGACGACGTCTCTCTTTGTCGCATTAAGCCCTGGTATTCTCCTCACACTACCTCCAGGGTCTGGCGGGGTTTACATGTCCGGGCAGACAAGCATCGAGTCGATGATGACACATACAGTCGTGTTTGCCGTGGTATTTGCGCTTTTACGTCGTCAATTTCCTCAATTCTATTAAGTAAGAAGATGAAGTATCTCGTATTAGGACCAGCGTCTATGGGGATATTTTCACTCGTGGGGTGCTTGAAAGCACGAGAATCTTCCTTGGCAGATGTGAAGGAAATTTCAGGGTCATCCGCCGGTGCAATATTAACACTATTTTTAGCCGTGGGGATGTCGGTAGATGAAATCATGGATGTGTGTCTCGAATTAAATGTCCCGAAATACGTGAAGATACGATTAGGGTCATTTTTTACCAAATTTGGGTTTGTGTCGATGGATCCAATACGTAAAAAATTAGTAAAAATATGTGGATCTGACCCAACGTTTGCGGAAATAAACATGAAGGTGTATATCGCAGCGTACTGTTTAAATACATCGGAGACTGTATACTTTTCAAAGGATACACACCCGGACATGAAAATCATAGATGCAGTCTGTATGAGTATGGCGGTACCGTTTATTTTTTCATGTGGAAAATACGATGGATTCATGTTCGTAGATGGGGCAACAAAAGAAGAATATCCACTCACACCGTTTATGGATAAAAAGCCACATGAAATCACATGTATACAGGTTAAGACTGCTACAATATTTCATGAAAGTATAGATACACCTAAACAATTTGTAGATATTCTCGTTCGTTCTGCACTTTCCAACAGGGTGACGTATAATATACCGATTGATCTGGTGAACATAAATGTTGGTGATACAGATGTGTTTAATTTTAACATGCCATATGAAGAAAAAGTAAAATTATATAATTTGGGACACTCGTCTCGATAATACTTTTTTTGTTAGTTTAATATAAATGATTGAAGCGTGCGATTCAGACGCTGATATAGAAACCCTCAGAAAGATGATAAAAATGCAAGCTGGGGAAGATATTAAACTCACAAGGAAACAAATGTGCGAGGCATATGATAACATACACGCCAGTAAGTTACCTCTACCACCCCTTGTTATGACCTCCGATCGAACGTATTTGCTCGACAGAGCGAGTCCTTTGAAACATATGGATTACGAACTCCTCTTCGATTCTTCAACCAAACGGGTAGATCTGAAACGAATTGCTCGTAAAGTTGGTCTCACATCTCAAATTGAACAGATGACCAAAAAACAATTGGTTGATGCCATTGGTAAGCGTCTCAGGTATTTGAAAGTTCGTGAGCCAGTGAAAATCGTAACCAAACGTCTCGTTGTAAAAAAAGAAGAGCGAAATGTCAACAACACAGCAGTGAACGCGAACGCCAACCGTTACAATAACACAGCAGTGAACACGAACGCCAACCGTTACAACAACACAGCAGTGAACGCGAACACCAACCGTTACAACAACACAGCAGTGAACGCGAACGCCAACCGTTACAACAACACAGCAGTGAACACGAACACCAACCGTTACAACAACACAGCAGTGAACATGAACGCCAACCGTTACAACAACACAGCAGTGAACGCGAACGCCAACCGTTACAACAACGCAGCAGTGAATAGAAATTCTGGAACGGTGAACGCTTCCGGTAATAAGCCGGGTGTGAAATTACAAACCGATATTTTCGGTGGACCCCCTACCGTACTTTTCCCAAAACGACTCTCGTTCAAACCAACAATTGTATC